TCACCTTCACAGACCATGGCCACGGAGCCATTGTCCCAGAGGTGCACTTTGATGGTGTCGGTCTCATCACTCCAGGGCTGTTCGAGCGTCATCAGAACCACTTCTTCCGAGCCATCCAACGGGCGCAGGTCGAGCAGCGCACTGGCATCTCAGTAAAGGAACAAGCGGATGTTTCCTAACGACATCTACACCCCTCGCTTCACGACAAGGGAAATGCTGGCCTCCAGTGGCGATGGCGCTGGCGGTGGGGGTCCCGCAGGCCCAGGCTCAAGTAATGGTTCCGCGACCAATACTGGCCCGGCCCAGGGGGCCAGCAGCCCTAATGGCGGCCAAGGCACCGGGGGAGGCCCAGACTGGGGCGCCTACATCTCCTCCCTCGATGGCCTCGGTGAGAAGATCACCTCAGCCCTTGGGCCGAAGCTCGACCAGCTCAATGGCACCGTCAACGGGATGGCCCAGCCCCAGCCGGAGCCAGAGCCTCAGATTGACTATGACGCGCTAACCCCTGGCCAGCTCCATGACCTCGTCATCTCGAAGGTGGACAACATCGTCTCCACCGCCATCGAGAACGCCCTCAAGCCCTACCAGGATGAACAGGTCCGCCTCCGCACTGACTTCGTCACCAAGAGCGCCACGGACGAGGTCAACACCCTCCGCTCGGCCAACAAGGACTACATGGACTGGGGTCCAGAGATGATCGAACTCTCCAAGGCCAACCCCTCCATGTCCCTCCCCGACCTTTACATCTTTGCCAAGGCGAAGAACCCGGACAAGGCCAAGGAGCTGGAGGCGAAGTACAACCCTCCCCCAGCTCCGCCGCGCCGCCCATTCGCAGTTGGTAACAGTAGTGTCACCAGTGATGGCCAAGCTCCCCCCAAGCCCATGTCCAGCCGCGAGGCGGTGATGAGTGCCGCACGTTCCGTTGACCAGAAGCATGGAGGCGCACTGAGCGCCTTGATGCAGACCTTCCCATCCAGTTAAAGGGGGACCTTAAATGCCGCCATCAGTTACCGAAGTCCTGGACGACCTTTACACCACCACCTGGCAGAACCGCCGCCCGGGGCTGGAGGACAACATCTTCACGGCCACCCCCTTCTGGTGGTACATGAAGGAGAAGGGCAAGCTCAAGGGCATCCGTGGCGGCAAGTGGATCGAGGAAGCCCTCGCCTACGCCATGAACACCACGGTCCAGTGGATCGTGAAGGGCGGCACCGTCCAGATGAACGACTTCAAGTTCATGACGGATGCGATCTTCAATTGGCGGTACCTCACGGCCAACGTCCTCCGCTATGGCGTGGACGAGCAGCAGAACTCAGGCTCTCCCAAGATCCTGGACTGGGTCCAGCAGAAGCTCGACAACACCGAGATGTCGCTGGTCAACACCCTGGAGACCGCCCTCGCCGGCGGTGCTGGGGCCGCGACCAACCAGATCGATGGGCTCCAGTTCATCGTCCCGGACTCGGCCAACGTCGCCTCGGCCACCTACAACCTCGGTGGCATCGACCCCTCGATCTACACCTGGTGGCAGAACCAAGCCATCACCATGTCAGGCTTGTCGTTCTCGGTCTACGGCATCGCCAACATGCGGCACTTGCTCAACCTCTGCATGAACAACCAGCGCATGGATGCCCCTGACATCATTGTCAGTGACATGACCTCGTACGAATACTACGAGGACACTGCGCTTCCCCAGCTCCGGTTCGAGGACCGCGCCTTCGCCGACATGGGCTTCCAGTCCCAGACCTACAAGAAGATCCCCATGATCTGGACCCCGGCCATCACGGCCCGGATGTACATGTTGAACACTCGGTTCCTGAACTTCTACTACGACACCGAGTATTTCTTCGACATGACGAACTGGAAGGACATCCCCAACCAGGTCAACGACCGTGCGGCCCAGATCATCACGGCCTGCGCATTCACCACCAACAGGCGCCGCGTCATGGGCGTCCTCGACACGATCAACACCCAGTAAGCAGAAGCCGAAGGCATTCCTGCCAGGACAACGTAAAGAGGAGCCGACCATATGGGTTCGATGGTACAACTACACGTGTCGGCACTCACCGACGTAGACGTGTCAGCACGCGATCCGATTGGGTCCATCCGCTACGACCAGAACCTTGTGTTCAAATACGTCCAGTTCGGGGCCTCCTCAACAGGCCAAGTCACAGCAGCTCTCGCCTCGGGAGACATCGCCTGCTACGTCGTGGGCACAGCTGGTCCTGGCTCCCTCCTCGACAACATGCAGCTGGTCGATAGCGCCAACAGCGCCGTGGGCGCGGGCGTGGTCCAGGCCACCATCTCAGCTAGTGGTGGTCCTTACTTTGGCTGGATCCAGATCAAGGGTGTGGCCAACCTGGACCAGACCGTAGGTGGCTCTCCCAGTGCCGGCAACGGCCTCACCACCACTAGCGCCTCGGCCAAGGGCTTGACCAAAATGGCCGCTGTGACCAATCAGTACGTCGGCGTCTTGGTGGACAACTCCACGGCCAGCGCACCGGTTGTCAACGTTGACTTCCCGTTCTAAGGGAGGCCACCCATGGCAGACACCATCACGGTCACCACTGACCAGAAGAAGCCCCAGCGTGTGGGCGCCTATGGAGCTGTAGGGCTCCTAAGCGGCACCGCTAACCTCTCCTCGTACTCGTCCTCGAAGACGGCACTCACCGCAATCAGTGGCCTGTTCTTGCGAGCCCTCCGAGTGCTGGTCTACGACCGCTCCTCCAACGGCTACATCGTCGAGTGGGACGACTCGGCTAAGGCGTTCCGTGCCTACTCGCCGGGTGCGGTGAGTAACAGTTACAATGCCCCTGGTGCCGCGACCCAGGTCATGAGCGGTGGCACCTCTGCCAGCCCGCTCTCTTACACGGTCCCGGCCTCTGGCCCTGGAGGGACACTCATCGTTAGTGGAGGCACCCTCACAGGTGTCACCGTCACCCGGATCAACGGTACCAGCACCTATACCACTCCTAGCCTGGGTACCACCTCGCCGTTGCAGATCAGGGCACAGCCCACGGACGAACTCATCGTGAGCGGGTCCAACGTCAGTGCCACGACCACGGAGTTCCTACCCGACAGCACCCTGAGCGGCACCAATGCCGTCCTCGCGGAAGTGTCCAACGCCGTGAACGTTGGCACCTTCGACTGGGTTGCTGTGGGCCAGTTGGGATAGCCTGATGTGGGTGTCCTAACACAGGCTGACTTCTACACGGAGATACTGGCCGGTCTGGGTAATCGCCAGGATGTCACCAATCAACGGTTGACCCTGGCGCTTAACCTTGCCCAATCACGCATCTCAAGAGCCTACGATTTTAGTGAGATGGCAACTGTGGCATTTGCCCAGATGTCCTTCACCTCCAACCCTGCCATCGACAAGTACATGATACCGCCGCCCTTGACGAAGACCATCCACTCCTTCGTCTGCCTCGACACCTCGGCTGGCTTGTCCAGCATGGGCCAGTCCAGGAAGGTGGTGGAAAAGAGCTGGCGCTGGTTCGACCAGCGCTTCCCGGCCCCGGAGTGGCTCCCTCCAAACTGGCCAGTCCTATACAAGAGGTGGGGTAATGTCATCGTCATGGCCCCTGCGCCTTATCTTCAATTCACAGCACAACTATCGTTTACCACATTCCCTGCGCCGTTCGTTACGGGTGCGGGGCAGCAAACCAGTGAGTTCACCAATAAGGACGACCTCCTCATCTCCTACTGCCTCGGGTACTTCTCCAAGCTCTACGGCCGGATCGATAAAGCCACCTACTTCGAGGGCCTAGCAAAGGAACAGCTCGATGAGGCGATCGACAAGGATGATACTCGTCCTGACCTTGAGACTTCTCGCGATGTGCCGGCGCTTGGTGGCATCGCTGAAGGCCCGTATTGGGCCAACCCCTGGGTCAGGACCTCGGTAGGATGACCTGCTAGATGAGTGACCTTCCCTCCCCTCTGGTTGATGTCGTCCAGCCCCTCACATGGTTCGACCTACAAGAAGGACCAGCCAACGTGCAGAAGACTATCACGACGATCACGTTGGCCGGGTCTACGACGCTCCCGTTGTCCACGACGACGCTTAATGATGTCTATGTCAATGCGCCAGGACTGGTCACGATAGTGATGCCCCTAGAGGTGAACCTCGCCGTAGGTCAGCAGTGGGTCTTCAAGGACATTTCAGGCCAGGCCTCCACCAACGTCATCACGATCCAGCCTAATAGTGGCGAGAACGACATCGACAACCAGACCTCGTTCCAGATTAACTTCAACTACGGTGCGCTAACCATCACATGGAACGGCACCTCCTTTAGCATCCTCACCTAGGAGTAGGAAGATGGCAGTCCTAACACGAGTTCCGAAGCCCAAAGCGCATATCCCTGGCGCACACATGGGAAAGGGTGTGAAGCGCCCTGGTGTGCCGAAGATCGGTGTCAAGAGTGGTGGAGGTAAGCCCGGCCACGGCGGGGCGGCTAACTTCTCCACCATGCCGATGCACCAGATCCTGTCGAAGGTCCTAAAGGGCTAGCTCAATGAGCTTTACCGAAGTCTGGAATTCCGCCTACGAGAACATCCCGGCTGATAACAACAACATCAGCCTGGGTGCAGGCGTCATTCGCGACTTCAAGGAGAACGTCCGAGAGCGCGCGAACATCGACCACTCGTGGGGGGATGCCAACGACTCAGGCAAGCACCTCCAATCTACCTACCAGGCTTCGGCAGGTACTCCCGGTACGCCCTCCGGAAGTGACGGTTGTGTGTGGGCGGAGCAAGTCAGCGGCAATACTGAGCTGTTCTATCGCGACAGCAACGGGAACGTGATCCAGCTCACCAAGCTCGGCAACGTCAACGTCACGGTGTTCCCCACCGGCACCCAGATGCTGTTCTGCAACGTCTCGCCGCCCCCAGGCTGGACCGTGGCGAATGTCAACGACTTCATGGTTAGGATCGTCAATAGCGTTGGCGGAGGCACTGGCGGCTCATGGTCCATCACCGGCACGTCGGTCGCCACCAGTGTTAGCACCAACACCTCAGTGGCGGCACCAAGCATCAGCGGGACCGTGTCTACCAGCGTAAGTGATGGTGGGTCCAGTGTCAGTGGCACAGTTGCCAACCACACACTAACCGTGGGTGAGCTGCCTGCCCACACTCATGGGCTCACTGATCTCCCGGGCCAGACTACCATTGCCGCTACCAATAGCGGCCCGCAGCAGGTCAACATCGCCGGGACGCATTCGGCGACGACAGACAACGGCACTGGTGGGGGCGGAGCACACAACCACGGCTGGTCAGGCTCCCTTAGCCTTGTGCTGAATGCTTCATCCACACCATCGCTCGTTGCCTCAGCTCCAGGGGCGTCCAGCGCCTCCAGCGCTTCTTCCAGTTTCTCCAACGACGGCTCGTGGCGGCCCCAGTTCTTGAACCACATCTTGGCGGCTAAGAACTAATGTCCGGCAAGTGCGCCATAGCAGGGATGGCCTGCCCACAGACGAACGACGCCGGGAAGCGCTATTTCTGTCCAGCTTGGTGGGAGACTACGTGGACCAACGACACCGGGGAGGTCCACATCGCCAAGGGGTGTGCCTGGAGCCAGTTGCCGGACTATTTGAACCAGATGGTCAAGAACACTGTAGGGGCGGCCAAGTCCTCTCAAGAGGCCCGTGATGCGGCCCTTTCCTACGAGGGCGAGATGCGCAACGGGATGCGCACCCTGGCCCTGACCATTCATGCAAGGAACCTCCAAGGTGGCCAAGCTCCCAGTCTCAATCCCGCTGAAGCCAGACCCGCCCTCCCTACAGGCCCTAACGGTCGAGCTGCTACAGATGTATCAGCTAATCTCGAAGACCTTTAACAACCCCGACGCAGGGGCCACGTCCACCCGGCCGAATGCAGGACTAGTGATTGGCCAGACCTTCTTCGACACCACTCTAGACCGGCCCATCTGGTGGAACGGCACGGCTTGGATCAACGCTAGTGGTACGCCAGTCTAATGGCCCAGGGGCAATCCAAACAGGTCAACCAGGACGCTCAGGCGCTCATCCGAGAAGGTGGGCCGCAGACCACGACCTATCAGAAAGAGCGCATTGCAATCCTCGATGGGGGGTTCAGGACTGACAAGGCGTCAATGGACCTCGCCAACAACGAGGCCGTGAGCATCACCAACTTGATCTTGTTGTCGAACCAACTGAAGGTTGACACTGGGTACATCCCCTTCGGCTCCATCATCGGGGGCTCGTTCCTCGGCACTCCACAACTGTATTACCAAGTCTTCAATCCTAACGGGACCTCGCTGGACATCCTTGTCACGACGAAGACCGTCTACACTCGCTCCACGCTGTGGAACCAGTGGCAGATCTTGCCCTGGGGCTCCTTCTACACCAACACCGGGCAGGTCCAGGCCGGCAACATGTCAGTGTTGCTCACCTCGGTTTCTGGCCTCTCAGTCGGGAGCGTCCTAGGACTGCCCCTCGATGATGCCGAGCAGATCGTGGTAACGGTGACTGGCATCTCGAGCGATGTGGTCACCTTCACCCCGGCCATTCCTATGGGGCGCTTCGTCCCCAACGCGAGCGAGGTATGTCTCGCAGCAGCTCTTAATGGCAACATCGACAATCAGGTGGTCGCGACCTCCTTCCCGCCCAAGGGCTGGATCATCTTCACCAACGCTATCGATCCGATCTTCTACTTTGATGGGTCTAAACTGGCGTCACTCGTTGCGGCTAGTGACCTTCCTAGCGGCACGACCTGCGTCTACATGCTCATGTTCCATGAGTCCTTGTTCCTCTTCGCGACCTTGGAGAGCGGCACCAATCTGCCTCAGCGCATCAGGATGAGCGATCTGGGTGATCCCACTGCTTGGACCCCTGGAGGTAAGAGTGGGGCCTCCATCGCCGCCATCTACGATCAGCTCGACACTGAGGACTTCATCCTAGCTGCGTCCATCGTCGGCCCGTACCTGATAGTATTCCGCGAAACTACGTTTATGAGGGGCACCTACTATGGCCTGCTCGATGAGACCATGTTCTGGGAGTATACCATCTATAGTGAAGGCGTCATTAGTCCTGGTGCCATCGCCGACATCGGCTCCCTCCAAGAGGTGATCGGCAACGGCGGCATCTACCAATACGCTGGAGACTACAATCTAGCGAGTGAAGGCGATGCGGTCTATCAACAGTTCTTCTCTGCCGTAGGTAGCATCTTCGCCCCCGCCAAGAACACGGTGTTTGCCCAGTACTGTCAGGACTACGACGAGGTCTGGGTCTTCTTCCCCACAGGGTCCTCCCTGGTCCCCAACACCATGCTCAGGCACAGCCTCGAAAAGGGTGGCTGGTACCAGCGCAACTTCGCCAACACGTTCATCTCCTGCAACCCGTACCTGCCGGTTGACACCGTTACGTGGGAGAGTGCCGTCGGGACGTGGGCACAGCAGGTCTCTCAGTGGGACTCAAAGGCACTGCTCTCACTAGTTGCTAATCTCGTGCTGTGCAGTGCCGACACCAATCAGGTCTACATCTACGATTACAAGAACCAGTCCGACAACGGAACAGCGATCAACTGGAACTTCGTTACCAAGGACATCGGCCCTGGCGATGCCATGTACAGGTTTGACACCCTGCGCTTCTATGGCCAGGGCAACGGCATCACTGTCCAGTTCTCCACCAATGGTGGCAAGACCTGGTCCACCATGGCCAGCGAGCTGAACTTCGGCAGTGGCCCCTCACTTCAGATATTGACATTTGAGACCGTTGGGCCGTATATTCGCTTTATGGTGAGCGGCAGTGACCCCACCTTTCTGTTCAACTGGATGGAAGTCTGGTACATGTGGGAGAGCGACTGGTGACGATGCAGCAGGGCTTCTACCCCAAGGACACCTTCGATGTGGACGAGATGGCCTCCTTCATGCGCCGTCCTGATATCTACATGCCGTCGAGCGATGTCTTGGCGCCGCCGGCCGAGGTGATGGGCTTCGAGGCTCATCTCCTAAACCCTCATACGTGGACCGTGGGGTGCTTCTACGGTCCCCACATCATTGGCTTCGTCCAGTTCATCCAGAAGACCTCCATCGGTGGGGAGATCCATTGTGGCTTCCACCCCCAGGCGAGGGGCCGCATCGCCAAGGCGTTTGGCCAATACGCCATCGACATGGCCTTCGCCGAGAAGGGCTTCCTCAAGCTCTGGGGCATCATCCCCAGCGATAACAAGCAGATGCTGTGGCTAGCCCGTCACATGGGGTTCACCGAAGAGGGCCGCATCCACGCCGCGATCGCCAGGGGCGAGAGCAGCTACAATGTAAACAAGCCCGGTTATAGGTTCTACCCGGCGGGCCTACGCGATCTGGTCATCATGGGACTGAAGAAGCCACAAATGAGGGACTCCTAATGCCTAGTGCACTCTTTGGCTCCTCCCCATCGGTCCAAACGACCGATCAGCCCACGATCTCAAGTGGCCAGAGCGGCATCACGGACCTCCTGGCTACGCTCCTCGCCACTGGGGCGCAACCGGCTGGGGTGCAGTCCTATACAGGGCAGTTCGCCGCCCCACTAACGCCAGGACAGACCAACACCATCAATGCGGCGACTAACCTACCAACTGGGGTCAATCCAGCGGCGCAGTCCACAGTCAACGCGGCCCTGCCCGCCATCACTAGCGCCATGGGATATCAGGCCCCGCAAGTCGCCGCCCCTCAAACCTATGGGGCGCAACCGAATGCGGCCCCCACCATTAGTGCACCTGCACCCGTTACCGCCAACCAGATTGGCACCCAGCAGGCATTCCAACAAGGCGTGGTGGACCCGATCACAGCGAACTTCCTCCAGACCATCGTCCCGGCCATTAGTGGCGGCGCTGGGCGCTCGGCGGGAGGTGCGTACAGCTCCGACACCCAGAAGGCCCAGGGTCTAGCCGCATCTAATCTAAACACCACCCTAGCCGGCACTGGCGCCCAGTACCTCCTGGGCGGGGAGGAGGCCAACCAACAGGCGGACCTTACGGCGGCCCTCGCCAATGCACAGAACCAGCTCTCCACCTCCACGGCCAACCTTGGGAGTGCGCTGACCACCAACACCGGGAACCAGAATACCAGCCAAAGCACTGACCTAGCTGATCTCTCGGCGATACTCGGCACTAATAGTCTCAATGTTGGGTCCGCCCTCGGCGGTCAGGGCCTGGACCTTAGTGCGATCACAGGCGCTCCAGGAGTAGCCGCCGGGGCAAGCGCACCCGCCACGGCCACCGCCCAGTTGTTGAGCCAAATCCTTGGCATCCAGACACCGGCACAGACAACCGCGCAGACCCAAGTCTCGGGAGAGTATCAGGACTACCTGCAATCCATCCAACAGGGGCAGGTCCTCCAGGCCCTCATGGCGTCGTTCGGCACCACACCAACGTCCAGTCCGCAGACGGTGGTGCAGCCGGGCCAGACCAGCATCTTGGCTTCGCTCCTCGGCGGCGCGGCTGGCAATGCCGGGCTGGGCAAAGCCGCCGGTACGGCACTGTTTGGAGCTGTGTAAATGAACAGGCCCTTGGCAGAAGGCTCGTCGGCACGCGTTGCTGGGGTGACCCGGTCCTGGGTACGGGCGCGAGGTGGTGAACAACTGCCCACTTCTCGTGAAAGCGAGAGACGCGTAACGCGGCACATGGTAGGTCCCTGGGGGCAACAGCACGCCCGACAGCGGCTTCGCTTCGCTAGCCGCATTTTAGTCAGTCCTTACAGGACACCCCCTACAGCGCACCTACCCGTTGTAGGGGGCATGACTAACCCTTTGAAGGCCCTATGAAGGAGACCTAGAGAATGGCCTCTGTTGTCTATGTACCGAAAGACACCCGCTGGGATGGACTTGGGGCCGGTCTCGGTGCCCTCATTGGCAACGCCGTGACTGGCTACCAGGAGGCCCAGGTCAATCAAGGCGTATCGCAGATACAGAGTGACAATTCCTTCCCAGACCAGGCGGCGAAGACCAACGCTATCATGAAGAAGTTCGGGGCGCAGGGGATCACTGCCCTCACTAATCAGCTCAAGACCGATGCCCTCCAGGCGCAGATCGGTGCCTATGGGGCCGAGACCGAGAGCAACAAGGCTAAGACCGCCAAGACCATCCTCGACACGGAGGTGGAGAAGACTAACGCACCGCAGACACTAGCCCGGCTCAAGGCCGAGACAGCGGAGACGCAGGCCAGGACTGGTCTCCTAGGGGCGCAGACCTCTGAGACCAGCGCGTTGACCGGGCCAAGGAAGGACCTCCTCATCAACCAAGGAGCGGAGGCCCTCACGCGGTCCAAGGAAGGCGAGCAGAGCATAGAGAAGACCTCCACAGAGACGGACATTCTCAAGGCTCAACTCGCCTCGGTGCAGAGGTTGAGCCAGCCAGGGGCCGTAGCGGCAGACCTAGCCGCCCAGGGCATCACCGACCCGAAGGAGATCGCCTTCGCCCAGAGCGAGCTAAGCAACAAGGGTCTCACTGGGTACAACACCGCCATCAAGGACATCCACGACCGGACGGCCAAAGCGACAGAGGGCAAGTTCCTTCCCAGCGACATTCGGAAGGAAGTGACAACCGCCGCTGGGCAGCTCCCGAACCTAGAGCCGTTCCTCCAGCCGCCTCCGCCAGGAACCCCTAGTGGCTTCGGGGCAGGCATTGCGGCCACATTGGCTAAACATGGGATTGGTGAGAGTGATCCGGAACTGCTACGGAGGGCCACCGCCGCAGAGCAAAGCGTCGGGCAGTTCGCCTCGGGAGGGAGCGGCTTTGGTGGCTCATGGCGCGTCAAGCTCGCCGAACAGGTAACCCCGCAGGTCCAACACAGCCCATTGTTCAACGTCATCTCGGTCGGACAGCTCGCCAAGATCACCTCTTCTGAACTCCAATCCCGGCTCGATGAGGCCAAGAACGTCAAGGGCGTGGACACCTCGGTGATCCAGGACACCCTGGACAAGTACAGGGCGCTGGAGAAGAAAGCTGACTCGATCTGGTGGACCTCGCCCACCGATGCCCAGGGGAAGCCCATTGGGGACGGGAAGATCCACTACTACTACGGGAATGATGAGGTGGACAAGAACCTCCAGACCATCCGCAAGGATGCCCTTCTCCCCGCAAAGCAGTCCTACACCTACAAGGGCGCGACCTACACTGGGGACCAGCTCAACTACCAAGCTCGCCAGCTTGGTGTTGACCCGCAGCTGTACATCCGGGCCAATGGCATCACGCCTAGTGGGGGCCAGTAATGGCGGGCACGCTAAGTGACCTCCCCACCACGATTGGAGGGCAGCAGCTCGATGTCCAGACTGCTCCTACAGCGGCGGCTGACCTTAATGTGGCGACTACGCCTGCTATGCGGACAATACCGGAGGGGACGAAGGCTCCTCCAGCTAGTGGGGGGCGGGACCAACTCCCCCAGATTGCCTATAGCGTGGAGGGAGTGGAGAGCAACCATCACCACATTGATCCGAAGACCGGCCAGATTTTGACCTCCAGTGCGGGAGCACTAGGGAAGATGCAACTCATGCCGGGGACGGCTAAGGATCTCGGTGTGGACGCGTATGATGAGAAGCAGAACGTGGAGGGCGGGAAGCGCCTCTTAGGCAGCCTCTACGACAAGTACGGCAATTGGTCAGATGCGCTCGCGGCGTATAATGCGGGCGATCACAAGGTTGACATGTGGATTAGTGCTGGTCGCCCCACTACCGGCCAAGGAGCCCTCCCAGAAGAGACCCAACGGTATGTGCCCATTGTGCTGGCCGGTGTTGGCCAGAGGCCCAGTGAAGGCTTCATGGCCTCCAAAGGAGCGGGCGATGTTGCGGACCTTCCAGACCACGTTGCACCAATCCCGGAGGAGAGGAAGACCGCCCAACAACAAACTGACTTGATAAAGCCCGAGGCGGATGAGGACCCCGTCAAGGATGCTCTCGTTGATCCCGAGAGCGGGACCATCATCGGCTACAGCCATGAGATGGGGGAGCAGCGCTCAGCCACCTTGGTGGGGGTGAGGAGGGGCCTCCAGAACATGATCCTGGGGCCGACCCAGGCCGTCTTGGAGAAGGTTGCCCCTGGCGCGGCCAAGGAGCTGACCGACAAGGTCAACGCGATGGAGGAACCCTACAATGATCTGGTCAGCCGCCATGGTGTTGCGGCTTTTGGTGGTGAGCTTGCTGGTACTACTGCTTCTCTGCTTGCTTCTGGAGGGCTTCTTGGGGCGGCTAAGGTTGGGGTTGTGCTGGATCGGGTCGTGCCTGCATTCATCCGAGGTCTTTCAGCTACTCAGAAAGCGGTGGCTGGAGGGGCTGCACTAGGGGCTACCTCATGGAATGAGAACCCGAAAGAGGCCAATAGGTTTGCAGAGGGCGTCTTTGGGGGAGTGTTTGGCCTGCTTGGCGCGAGCGCTGCGAAGCTCGTTGGTAGTGCTATGAAGGTAGCTCAGACTAACGAGACCCTCCGTGGCACCCTCGATTGGTTGAAGGACAACTACTCCTCCCTTGAGCCGTCCACGAGTGGCATAAAGGAGGCCATGCTGGCCCGGTACAACCAACTGGATGCCATCAAGACCAGGCTTTACGACGCGACGAAGGGCGCTGGCGGAGGCTACGCCACTGGGCTGGAAACTGGTGGCGGCATCAGCAAGGTCATCAATGACTCCATCAACGCCACTAAGCAGGCTGGTGTTGCGCCAACTCCTACGACACAGGCAGTGGCGAGGGAGGTGGAGCGGAACCTCGGTCTGGATGTGCAGAGGAGCGCGCAGCTCCAGGCCCGCATTGCTGAGGAACAACACCAGCAGGCCATCCTAGAGTGGAACCAACAGCCCGCCATCAGGGCACTGGACGGGTTGAACAAGCCCGGTACTCAGGAATTGTATCAGCAGAATTTGAGGAGGATGCAGGACCAGGGAGTGCTCAATGCTAGGCCCATACCTCCGGCTCCGTTCCAGAGTGAGCCCATTAAGCCAGAGCAGATGGCACAGGCGCGCCGCACGATCAATAGAGCGCTCCGGAGGAGCAATGAACCCGCGACGAGGACCCAGCTAGGGATCATCCGGAATGCGTTGAATGA